GGTCAATTGTCCCATGGAAGAACTTCCGCACGGGCTTCAGAATCTGCTCAGGCGTGCCCCAATGCATGGACGCGCCCACATCGATATGATCGCTACTCAAACTTTCCTCCTTTGATGTCTTCAAGACGTTGTGAGATTCGACGAAGAGCTTCGGTAGGTCCCCTTTCAAGTAGAGTTTGCACGGCCCAGTCGCCGAACTCGATCATGGCGCGCGTGGCACTTTCGCGGTGCTCACAGCAACGCTCGGAATGCCCGAACTTATCGTCACCAGCCCCGACGTAGCATTGAAGCCGGTCCAAGCATTCCTCATGCGCAAGCTTACGTGGCGTCTTCACTTGCTTCCCTCATCCATCCGCAACAGCGCCCGAACAGTCCGGAGGTCGTCCAGGGTGACGCCCCTGGGGAAGCTATACCGGCAGCGGTCATAGTCCTTGCGGAAGCGTGACCATTCCTCGATCATCTCCTGCTCGGCTGCGTAAGCCTCCCGTGAGGGGTAGCCTCGTCCGTCGATTGGGTTGCCTTCTTTGCTGCTGAGGTTATCCATGCGGAGATTCCACTGCAACGGCCGGCCCACGAAGTCTGCCTTTTCCGCCTCTTCCACCGTCATGTAAATGCGACCCACCGCAACCACCCGCACGTCGAAGATGGACACCTCGCGCCAGCGGTGGGTGCGGACCACAATCAGCTTGTCGCCAACCGAATACTTTGCCTTGGACATGTCAAACTCCTTAATGTGAAGATACCACAGCTCTGCGGGCCGTCAAGGCCGAATCTTGGGAAAATGGAAGTCATCCCGTCTTTTCACCAAACCCGCAAGGTGGGGGCCCACGAGGCCAACAACCGTGGCTTCGATAACACAATGCTCCGGGCGGGCGAGGTCAAGGCTATCATTTATCCGGAAGACACCAACTCCAGGTCGAAAAAGTGGATTGAATACGACGTGTTAGTCTCTCACCGCGAGAACGGGACCAGCGTCACCAAGCTCTATCATAATTGTATTCTAGCTAACGATTTGCAGGGCCTGGCAGACAGCTCGTTCAGGACACTGCGCGTAGACGTGCCTCCTCCAGGAAGCATCACAGACAGTTTCTCCCAGCTTAAGCCCGGGGACGGGTCGAGAGTTCTGCTCCTTTGCATCAACGGCGACACAGCTAACGCGGTGATTATTTCGGGGTTGCGGAACAGCTCGGAGGACGACCTGGGGGTCAAGGACCTGGGCCACCACCTGGACTATGAATTCAACGGCGTGCACCTGAGCATCCAGGATGACGGTAGCTTCTCGATTACGAAGAATGGGCCCACCACCCCTGCCGGCGATTTCGATAGCGCCAGGGGCACGGCAGAGGCCAATGGCACAGTTGTAGAGGTAGACGTAGACGGCTCTTTCCGGGTCTCGACCAAGGACAACGCCCAGTCGGTAGTCATCGACAACAAGGCCGGCACGATTACGGTATCGGGGGACCAGGACCTGACGCTTAACGCCGACACGATTCACATCGGGACCAAGGCTACAGAGGCGGCCGTGCTGGGCAACACTCTAGTGTCGCTGCTAAGCAGCATGGTGGACGCGATTACTGCCATCACCCATATCTGCCCGGTGGGCACCTCGGGGCCGCCAGTGAACACGCCGGCTTTTAAGGCTTTACAGGCCCAGCTTCAGACGGCTCTGTCGTCGTTCGTGACCGTGGGAAAGTAACCGCCCACGCCTTTTGGAGATTCTCATTCGCTTCCAGAAGCGCCGCGTAAGCCGCATCGACTTTGTTGTCTGCGTTATGCAGTAACTGCCATCGCCGGTCTCGGTCTATGTGCCTAGTGAACCGAATATCGTCTCTCTCATTGCAGGCAATGATGAGGTCATCGAGCTTTTCGGACTGGGCCTGCTCTAGGTCTTCCAGATGTTCCATCTCCGCTTCTGTTATCGGCATCAGACTCGCTTCCCCTGTTCTTGGGCCCGGTCACTTGCCTCTGCAAAAGCGGCGTAGGCCTGGCCGCGCAAGCGCACCGCTTCCTTGAAGTCTTCCGTCGCTCGGTCGAAACTGTCCAGCGGGAAAACCCTGCCGTAGCCATAGATAGAAGAGTGTATGGCGTGGATCAGGGCAGTCGAACGTTCCAGGCAAACTCGGTCAGCTTCGTTAAACGCTTCCGAGGCTTCGTAAAGCGCCTCGGTGTCCCTGGTGAGGTCAGAGCCGGGCTTGTTGTTGGGAGTCACCGTGTCACTCATCTTTCGTCTCCACTTCGTCAGAAGGATACGCGCACTCGATTCGGTCGCAGCACTCGGCGCACTCCATGTGCATGTCTTCCCAGTTGGCATCGCATCCTACGACGCGGTACATCTGGCCGTCCCTGTCACGGGTGGCCCGGCCAATGCGCAGGACCTCGACCTTGACGCAGTCCGGGCAAAGAGTCTCGCCGGTCCCCATCAGGAAGAACAGCGGATAGCTCCCGATGGGGGTGAACTTCCCCATACGCAGGTCTCGAATCAGGTGGTGGTAGGTGTAGGTCATGATTGGTCGCCCTTCAGGAAGTTCTGGTAGGTCGTCTCGGCGGCGTCGCGGGCGCAGAGGAACTTGACGACACTGTCGTACTTCGCGTTCAGAGCGCTGATCCCTTTGGGGCCGACGTAGTCCTGCTTGTTCACGCCGGCCAGAGCCTGATTCAGCTCTACGACCGCAAGCTGGTAGCGCTCGTCAGCCTCGAACCAGATATCCGCCAAGAGCTGGCGCTCCTGGTAGAAGTCTTCCTCCCCCAGAAGTCGGGTTGTTTTCGATGCCCAGCTGTCCGATTGGCTCATGGGATTCTCCTAGAAAGGGTTTTCGTCGGGACAAGAATTACTCTATGATACTCCACCGGAGTCGTCAAGCTGAATTTTAAGAATAATGAGAGCTTCCTCTTCTACCGCAACGCGCAGCATGGGCGTCTCAACGTCGAGCATGGCAGTTACGGCCATTTTTACCGCCGTTTCTGGTTGGGTCCCACGTCGCCTGACGTAAAACGCGGCCAGCCGGAACACGGCGTCTACCAGGTCGTGGAAGGTCATGACCCCATCTGGCTTCCAGCCGACCAGTCAGCGTCCGATCGGGCCTTATCGGCCTCCTTCTGGAGGGCGTTTATCCAGTCGCGGGCCTGGTTCAGCTGGCCACGCAGACGTTTAATTTCGGCGTCACGATTGATGATGATCTCCCGGGCCAGTCTCAGAGATTGCTCTAGCTCGTCAAGCTGATTGCCCAGGCTTAAAATTTCCGCTTCCGGGTCGCCATCCCCAAGGCCAACGTTGGTCCAATCTGGGCCTGCTGGGCACATCACACACCAACCTTCGCGGCTTCAATGACACCAGCCGAAATGACGTCCTGGGCCACCGAAGCGACCTCCTGGACGTAGTCGAACCAGCCCTCCACACGGTCGGAGTCTGCACCCCGCAAACACGACGTCAGCAGCTGCTCGTTGGTGAAGTCGCCGGCAACCAGCTGGGTCAGGTCGAGGTCCGGGTCGATGCCCACCTCGTCGATATTCGCCTGCGCAAGCTCGGTGAAGCGCCAGGGGCGGTGGGAGGGAGGGGTGAACACGAAAGCCATATTGGAAGCGGTCATGGTGTCTCCTGTGAAAGGGGTTAGTAAATCGCCAAATCTTTCGGAATCCGATTATCATAGTTCGAGTTCCAGCAGGGCCCGCAGAAGCCATTGCGGTAATTCGTTGGCGTGTCGCACAGGCGACACTTGCCGTTGTCGCGCCGGTCGGGGAAACGAGCCTCCAGGTCCTTCTGGCGCTGCGACTTGGAGAGCGAAGTAGACGATTTGTTCTTCATTGGTTGGCTACCGGTTGACGGACCGCGAGAGCCGCTCCGACGGGGTCTCAGCGGCGGACTTTTCGATCTGCTCTCGGATTGCGGGGATAGACTTGAGCACCGCCCGAGCGATGATGAGCCAGAAAAGCGCGACGCAGAAGAAAAAACACGCGAAGAGGGACAAAAGAATGATAATCACGGTTGCCATGGGATTCTCCTAGAGAGGTTTTCGTCGGGACAAGAATTACTCTACCAGGGTTTTGAGAGTCGTCAAGAACTTTCAACCGAATTTCTTCTGATTCCGGCGGTGGCGGGCAAGGTGCCCCTTCTCCAGCTTGAGGAACTTTTTGGCCTCCTCGGGGGTCCTCAGGACTTGTGACGCAAAAGGCGAAAGCTCGTGAACCTTCTTGGCGCAGGCCTCGCCCAGCGAGAACCAGCCCTTCGGAAGCTCCTTCTCGGGGTCGAACCCGTAGAGAACCAGGCCCTCGGCGGTGTAGTCCGCCACGTGGGCGAACGCCTCCAGCTCTTCGTCCGTGATCCCGGCCGCATGAGCCTTGGGGCGGTCCATCATGAACAGGTCCATAAGCGTCATGCTGCTGGCCACCGGCGTTCCTACATACTGGGCGGGGAGAAACCACTCGTTGGCAATGATATTCTCCCAGTACGCGATATACCGGAGGTCGTTGGCGATCTCCTTGTCGTAGTCGATTTTGTGGGACCAGGGGTTCTTCTTGCTGAATGAGTAGCTCATGTCAATCACTCTACCAGACTATCAAAAGGTGTCAAGGAACAATCTTAGGGTATGCGTTTTCAGCCTGACGGATACTCTTGCGGCCCCGTGGCAGCAATGAACGTTATCCAGGCAATGACAGGGCGAAGACCCCACCGGGCGACCTTCCTGAAAGACTCGGGGACCTCCAAAACCAACGGGACAACCCACTTCGGGCTCCAGCAAGCTATCGAGCGGGCCGGGTTCAAGCCGGTGGAGATCGCAGGGGCGTTTGATACCGCTTACGAAACGCTCCAGGACTGCTTGGCGAAGGGCTGGGGAGCCGTTTTGCTGACCGAGCGAGGGAACCACTGGATAGCGGCTGTGGGTCGCCTGGGAGAGCGCGTAGCGGTGTTTGACAGCTTCCCCCACAGCGGCCACCCGGGCGTCCATGTGTATTCCAGGGCCCAGCTCCGAAGAGTCTGGACTCCCTGCGGCCCGGGTGGCCGCTACGCTATTGCCGTTACGCGCTAATCGCCGTCCTCGTCGTCGCCTGGGTCCCATTCAATCATCGCCACCGTAACCAACATTGCGATTGCCCCGCAAACCACTCCGATAGCGAACAAGACGGTACCAGCCAAGGGGTCCATTAAAACCCGTCCAGGTCGGGGTGGTGGTTGTGCGGATTGCCCCAATGAACCAGCTCGCACAGGGTCCGGTCAATAGCGACCCGGTCAGGCCCGTGTGGCAGCTTCGAGGTCTGGTAGGCGGACTCGATTAGCTGGTCGGTGCTGGCTGCATACTCAATCAGCCTGTCGTAGCTCCAGGCTCCATTGCGAATCGCCAACAGCTCCTCGGCGTCTGGCCTCTTTACGATGCAACCCTTCCCTTCAAGGATTTCCTTGCACATCCGCATCAGCCGCACGAGGTGGGCCCCGTGCTTGGCGTCGTAACCAGACTGAGCTTCCAGAGCGGCCCTGGCCGGGTTGCGCTCGGTCTTCCACTTCTGATAGCTGACGTACTCACGCATGGCGGACCCGTACTTGCGCTCAGCGATAACGATGGGGATCAGGGCAGCCGACACGATCCCGTCAATGGCCTGGTGAATGAGATGCTCGTCTAAGATTTGGCCCTTGGTCGCTCCCAGCCCGCCGGCCACGTCTTCCAGCTTCTGGACCTTGGAGTTGATGAGCCCCATTTCCTCCTTCGGGATTGTGGAATGCTCGGGGAGGTTGAAGTCAGCTCGCTCGGGCTTGCGGTCTCGGGGCTGCAGCAAGAAGCTCCGATGGGTCTTGATGCGCTTGAGCTGCGAATAAGCGTACCCAGAGAAACGGTGTCGAGCGGCCTTGGTCAGGAACAAGTCTCGAATGCCATACAGGCGCATCCAGTTGAAGTCGTCGCCTTCTTGCGGGTACAACCAATCGCTCTCGTCAGTGAACAACAGCTCAATGACGTTGGGGTTACACTCGGTAGCCAGAGCTACGAACTTGCGGATATCATAAATCACGCAATCGATGTCGCCCTTGATTTCGGCTTGCTCGAACTTGTTGAGGAAGCCGTAGAAGTACCGCAGGGGCGGGATGGCCACGCCCCTGATGTCGAGGTCGGACGCAGGCGTGTTGGTCCCGTAAGCGTGGCTGCCGGCCTTGCACAAAAAGATGGTGCCGTTCTTGAGCCAGTCTAGGTTGCCCTTGTAATGGGACCAATCGAATTTATCGGTAGACAAGGTCCTTCTCCTCCCAAGTTTGCACCGAGCACAGATTCTTAATGCTCTTCTGCTTCTCTTGATGGTACAGAATCGTCAAAACCTTCAGGTCAAAGGTGAGCTTCTCGACTTCCTTTTTGAGGGCGAGGTTCTCTTCCTGGACCTCGTCTAAATGCTTCCAGCCCATCATTCAGTCCATTCCAGCTCTTCGTGCTCATTCCCAAGCTCTCGGGCCTGCGCAAGAATCATCTCCTCGGCCTCGATGAGGGCCTGTGCCATCCTGAGGATGTGTTCTTGTAATCGCTCCACCAAGACCTGCGCCTCCCAGGCCTCGTGCGAGCGGTCTTGGTAAGCGAGCCACAGTCGGTCGTATTCCGGCTGAGGCACATTTTCTAGCCGATAAGGTACCCTCTGGAAACGGTGTTGGGTGGGCATGGAGTCTCCTATTCGAAGTCGCTGAGGTCTTTTCCGTCGAAGATTAAAGCGTGGATCTTTTGCAGGGTCGGGGTCCCTAGCTTCCTGAGCCCGTGTTTTGTTACGGCCCTGATGTTGGAAACCAGCTTGGTGCGAAGACGTTCTTCTCGGTCGTGTGCGGTGTACGGACGGGCGAAGGAGTTGCTTCCCAGAAGGGCTCCCGTCTCTGGGTTGATGCTGTAAGGTCCGGCCACAATCATCGTAGGCAAACGTGAACTCACCGTCGCCACCACCTCCCACGAGTTGTGGTCGATGACAACCTTGTCACCCACCTTCAGTGCTGCCAGCCAGCCAGCCATCAGTTCCTCTTTTCCATCCCCTTTGGAAGCCGGTACCAAAAAGCCTGGTGGTCAATCATCACCACATCGCCCAGCTCGATGGAAGAAACAAACAGGTCAATCAGCAGAGAGTGCAGGGACCCCCGGCGGATACCCATGTCGAGGTCTTTCGTTCCGACCCGCTTGGTGACGTCGTAAATCGATTCAAGGTCGGCGGGGTCGAAGTAGCGGGTATCAATATTCCAGTAAGTTGCCATGTATTCCTTTCAGGACAAGATCAGGTCGAGAGATTCAGAGAGTCCTACCTTGATGACGACCAAGAAGAAGTCGTCCATCTTTCTGGGGAGTACGTCCTCAGAGTAGCGTTCTGCAAACACCTTGATTGCAATGCGCTTGCCGGCGTCGTCAGAAACCACCTCGGCGGCAGCAAACCACGTTTCTCCCCCGTATCGAAAGTAGACCTCACTTAGGGCGTCTTCAAAAGGGTCGCTGGGCTTATCGGTGCTGAAACCTTCTCGTAACGGATTTTTGCTCATTGTCTCTCCAGTAGGTACGCAAGAGTTTTAAGGCCTTCCGACAGTTCAATCTTCCTTTTGATACCGGACAGCTTGTTGACCTTTTCGAGGTCCCACAAACACAAGGCCACGTCGAGGTCTTCTCCGATGAGGGCTCGCATGGTTTCTTCCGAGTCCACCCACCTGGGCTGCCAGGCCTTGCGCCCTTCCATCTTGAATCGCATGGTACGCAACGTCCCTCGAAGGCCAGCCTCGACGATTACGTAGCCAATGATATCGACTGGGTGGCCGTCAACCGAGAACACCTTGCTGCGGCCCACGTTGGACAGGTTCAACTGCCCTTTGAAGACCCGCAAAGAAACCTTCTTAGCTGCTTCCGCCAGCTTCTGACGGTTCAAACGGAACAGGGACATCGGAGACCTCCACTTTGTAGTCGGTACTGAGGAAGTTGCCGTCCGCCAGTCCGTCTTCGTATCCTTCATCGTAAGCGTGGTCATGGATGTCTTTCAAGACGATTACGAGCATCAAGACCCCGATCACCAGCCCAACGATAGCAATGTACAACAACAGTCCGGTCATTTTGACTCTCTTTCTTTTGTTATCAGTTCAATGTTTCAGGCTTGTGGATACGCTGGGTGGTCTCCAGGAGCAAACGCTCCTCTTCATTCTCACGAGCCTGAATCCGAGCTGCCAGCTCGGCGCGGACGAACTCCAGTCGGGCCCGTTCACGACCGATAAAAAAGAACCCCAGGTTGGTCACCAAGAACAACAAGAAGGTCGCCAGAAAAATCACTGCAGCACCGGGGTCTTGTCGTCGTCTTCGTAGTTCAGCTCGCAACTGTCCCAGCCGTTACGATAGCCGTTTCCGTAGCCCGTCCGGTAGCCTTCGTCATGGGCCTCTTGCTCTTCGGCCGTGAACTCCTCGAAGGTATCCTCCATGCCCTGGATGTGCCCATACACATAGCCGAGGAGGCCGACGCCCAAGAAGACAACCGCACCGATGAGGGCCACGAGGACCCACACGTGGCTTACCACGAGGGGGAGCAGCAAGAACCCGAAGAGACCACCAAACAGGACGGCCAGGAAGTTATCATTTATCTTCACTTCGCGTCCGCCTTGTCTCGCCCAGCCAGGGCGTTCTCGACCTGCTGGATACGCTGGTGGAAGTCGCCCACCGAGGTCAGCCGAGCGGCCACCCGCTTGGACTCGACGTGAGCCAGGAACCGGCGCCCCTTGGGGTTGAAGTCGTGCTCCTGCAGAGCATACAGGACGGTCTTGCCGCACCGATTGTGCTGGCTCCGGAAGACCGTCCGGTTGAGAGCCTCACGCTGGCTCGCCAGCTCTCGGTGGGCCTGGTCAAGCGTCTCATAGAACGCTTGACGCTGGGCCTTGGTGGGGACGCCCCCTTTGGTTACCACGGTATCGTAAAGCTGATTGAATGTCATGGGTCTCCTTTCAGTCGATTTTGATGGAGGTAACGGTGAAGTCGTATTCTTCGGCCAGCTGGCGCAGCTTGCACACCTCAGTCGCGGTCATGAGCAGAGTGCCGCCGTCCATGTGGTGCAGGAAGCGCTTGATCGCTTCGGGCTGAAACGATGGGACAATCATGCTGACAGCCTTCACAAGCTCGAAGACCACGCGATCCTCGACCGGGGTGTCATAAACCGCAACGCGGTAAGTATCCTCGTCGAAGCGCTCTTCGTCGGACTTCTCTTCGGGCTGCGGATTGGTCAGCTGGTCCTCGTCAAGAAGCTGAAGGACCAGTGAAGCCACCTTGGCCTGGTCACTCTCGGAAAGGAAACCGAAATTGGCCTGGACGATGTCGAGCTGCTTGCGAGACATTACACCACCTCCTTAATGTTCGAGTAATTGCTGAGGAAATGCCTGAAGGCCAGCTCCTGGTCAGCATAAATGACGAAGGGGATTCCGTCAATCGCATCCTTAGCTCCCTTCAGCGAGAAGCCCAGAGCGGCACGGAAGGCCTTGATGGCGGGCAGAATGCCGTTCCCGGTGGGGTTGGTCCTGGTATCGTAGCGGTTCTCGAAAGAGAGGCGAACGGTGCGAGACGTGGACGTGGGCACGCCGGACTCACAACCGGCCGTGGCCGGCGGGCACAGCTCGCGAAGAGCTGCCTGGAACAGCGCCTCCTGGCCGGCCTCGGAGAGGGTGTTGAAGGCGGCAACGATGAGGTCGAGCTTTTGGGAAGAAGTGGCCATTTGAAGTCTCCGTGGAAGGGGTTTGTGTCGAGATTCAAGATATCAGAGTCTGCGTGACTGTCAAACTTTATTTTTAGGATTCAGCTTGTCTGCGATGTGCTGAGCTTCGGCGAACTTCTGGAACCAAACGGAGTAGGCCTCGAACGCCACCCTCCAGTTCGCCAGGGCGTTGTCGCGGGCAGCCTTGGCACGGTCCAATGCCTTGCTCCGAATCAGTCTTCGGTCCAGGACCGTGAAGTGCTTCATCGCGACCTCGGCCTCCTGGGCGGCCCGATTCAGATTCTCTTCGACGGTCTGCTGCTCGGTCTTTTGGGTGTAAGACATAACGACCTCCAGGAACAATGATACTCGATTCCGGGCACTCGTCAACACTAATCTTCGGGCATGGCTAACACGGTTCAGTTTGAGGTATCCATCAAAGGGGAAAACACCGGCAAGACTTACTCGGGAGTCTTCGAGGTGAAGACAAATCTCAGTCTTCGTGACTCACTGCGTGAAGACCAGGTGCGTCGAAACACCCTGGGGACCAATCCCGGGGAAGCCTCCGACTACGCGACATCGATCGCGGGCGCCCTGGCCTATCTGGCCGTGCGTATCGTCAATGCTCCTGACTTCTGGGCCAAGTCCAACGGTGGCGTTGATCTGGAAGACGAAAATGTCCTAGTCGAAGTGAATAACGCCTGCGTAAAGGCCATCCAGGATGAGCGGGATAAGGTCAAGGCCTTGGCCACAGACGCCCAGAAAGCGCTCGCCACTAAGGCCGCAGGGGCCTAATGGACGACTTGTTCCGGCAGTGCCAGACATTGGCGCTGGCGGACGTCCTTGCCGAAAAGCCTTCGGCCGAGTATTCGCTCCGGCGAATCTTCCGAGCGTATTCCGAAAAGTTCCACACACCCCTCCACCTGGTGGACGACATTCCCTTGGTGGACGTTTTGACGCACTACTACGAGACCTGCTTTGAGTCAATGCTGGACGGCGACGATGCAGCCCAAAACGAGCTTGACGAGCTGACCAAGACCCTCTCTATGTCCGAGCAAGAGGCCGAGAAGGCCCGCGCCGAGAAGGCCAAGCAGCAATACCGAGACTACCTGTTCGAGCAAGAGCTTAAGCGAGAGGCGGCGTCCCAGGAAAAGCCCAAGGCCCAGGAAGTCCTCAAGAAGACAGAGGAACTCATCAACGCTTTGCAGAACGAAGAAATCAAGATGCAGTTCGTCAGCGAAGAAGAGATGGATGCACTATCCAATCAGGACGGCGTGGGCTCTCTGCTGGACCTGTAATCCTCCCAAAGCTGCGCCCGGGCGAAAGCCTGACACCGGCCCATAAACTGGGCTGGCGTATCGTCTGGGTTGTCTAGGGCTAGCTTACGGGCCGCAGTATCGTCCAGGGTGATTCTAATGCCGAGGCGAACCTTGGCTTCGAAGTCGATGGCCCCTATCTCTACGATTGAGTCGATCCGCCCAGGCCTGGTGGCCGTGCCGTCCTCTCGGACCTGTCCCAATGCGGGGTCGATGTGTTTTAGGTGGTTGGTGGTTATGAGCAATATCCTGCCATGAGAAGGGGCCAAGCCGTCAATCGCGTTGAGAATGGTATCGAAGGTCAGCTCGGAACCGGGTACCTGGTTTTCGCGACCATGAAAAACTGCGTCGAAGTCTTCCAACAGTATGATGTGCGGGGAGGGGAAAGAATCGGCGTACTCAATAACACTTCTGAAACCCTGGTTATCGATAGCCGCAAGATCGACGGTGAGTACAGTTAGGCCAAAGCGCTGGGATACAGCCCGGACCAGAGAGGTTTTGCCCGTACCCGGAGGACCGTAAAGCAGGGCGCCATAGTTCCAGGGTACCCCTCGCTTTTTGTGCCATTCTTCGTGGTCTATGAAGAACTCCAATTCGCGCTCGATTCGCACCATGCCTGGCGACAGCTCAATGTTTGAGAAAGGGTCGGAGGTGGGATCAATGTCAACTTCCTCCTCGGAGGCCCCCATCCAAACCTGTCCGTTGTTGATATTCAATCGCTTGAACTTGGCCGGACCCATAGCTCGGGTCAGCAATTTGTTGTTAGGGATGATGCTCCCGTGCTTGTCAACATTGCATCTTACAAACATGACGTTTTTGCTTGTGCCGGCGGCGCTGTCCGCCTTTTCAATAAGCTCCTTCGTCTCTAGGCCGATCCTGCGTACCAGTTTCCCCCAGTCAAAGGTAAACCGGAAGAAGATGAATGAGCCCACTATGGTATCGGGGACGTCGCCTCTCCCGCTTTCCCCAGGCTTCTTGAAGAACAGTGGCCTGCCCTCGAACAAAAAGAACATGTCTCCGGAGGTCAGCTCATGCGCGGTAACGTCGGTAAGCTGTTGCGATATCATCACCCTCATGGGGCTAACGCTTTTGGTTCCAAACGGAATGCGCACCCTGGAATTCCTATAGAAATATGAAAGCAACTCCTGGTTTGTGCCTTCTGAGCCGTACTTGATTTCCTCGAACAATAGGGTTTTCAGCACCCCAAGCGCAAACGCCCCTATGTCCCGCAGGCTTGAGGCAACAACAGAGCCTATGAAGCCTGCGGCGCCGAGTTCGAACAGAAGCTTGTGAGCGAAAATGAAGGCTAGCACGGTTCCTCCCAAAACTCGATGTATTGGAATCCGTTCCGGAATCCCAGGGAGCGAAAGCGTTCCTTGGTGGGGAAGGACTCGGGTATTGCGGGCTCATACTCCGGCCACGCTTTACAGCGTCCACCGTCGCAGCCGTTGGCGTCGCAGTCACGACAGTAGCCGTTGAGAAGCAGGTCCTCGTCGAAGCAGCTGGGGCAAGCGCAATGGATTTCCATGTGGTTCCTTAGTTGGGGAGACAAGGGGCCGTATGGGTGGCGTCGCAGACATGGAGCCCTACCGGCTCAAGGCCGAACATGGCATCTACACCCTTCTGTAGCGTCGATCCGGTCGGGTCGCTACAGGTGGTCGGGTCAGAGCCGTAAAACTCGACCGGATGGTCGTGGACACCCAGGACCTCTTCGTTGTGGATTAGCTCGTGGGCGAGGGCCGACGGCCACAGAGCCCAGGAAGAATCGGGTGCCATTACGATGGTGAGGTCGCCCTCGGTCAACCCAGTGACGCATTCCCCCGTCTGGGGATTGGTGAATCCTTGCCAGGGGAGACCCTGAAGGCGTCCGCCGTGATTGCAGGTGCCCGTACAGGTAACCGCCTTGGGGCCATACCAGTGGACCTCGGGCTTGGCGTTTGGCTTCCCATAAGCGGTGAGCGCTGCCTGCAGGTTCTCGGCCGCCATCACTGGGGCGGGTACCTCGAACTCAGGATTCACGACCAGCTGGGAACACCCCTGAAGGAGGAAAGCTGCCAGGGCGACAGTCATCAAGTTCTTCATGATTTAATGATACTCGTCTTGGCAGCTTTGTCAAAGTCTATTTGTTCTTTGGGACGTAATTCTTCCAAAAAGAATCAGGGGGCGGACTGGTTCCTAGCTCTTTCCAGGTCCCGTCCGCCTCCAAGATAAAGCCCCGCGTCTCGTCGCCCTGGAACACCCATTTTAGGTCTCCAGGGCCGCAAGGCCGGCCGGAACAGACTACAAACAGTGTCCTGAAATAGCTCAACGGTCTCCGCCGCCTTTGATACGAAATGGAGAGTTTGCGGAGCGACGGGCGGCCCACTCCGGGAATCGCAGGGCTTGCAGCTTGAGGATGCCCAGGTCCGCCTTGCCGTGGTAGGTTTCCGACCCGATCGAAATGTCCTCCAGCTTGCCGCCGATGCGGGTGCGCTTGACGATTCGGAAAGCCTTGATTCCGACACGAATCATGTAGCCTTCCTTGTCCTGACCACGAACGCCGTAATAGCTGAAACGATTGCCCCCGGCCACCCGGAACAGCCCGGCGTCACGCAGGGTGGCCTCGACGGCGGTGCGCTTGTCGTTCTGGTTGCTGCGGGAAGTGATGGAAGTCATTGGCGGCTCCTTGAGAGGGTTTTCGTTCGGGACAAGAATTACTCTACCAGAGTTTTGAGAGTCGTCAAGAGCTATTTCTTCGCTGCCCGCTTGCCGGCGTCCAGAAGGTACTTGCCGGTCGCCGCGATCATCTTCTCGCGCTCGGTGAAGTATTGCGTCTTTTGAGACGCGCCGTAGTCCTCCCCGTTGCGGGTGGAATGGGTCACCAGGGTGAAGTAGTGGCCCGGAGCGAGCCTATACCCCCAGCTTTCATTCTCATCGGTCAGCTCTTCGGAAACCATGTCGCAGGTCCCCTGGGTAATGCGCACCCCGATCTGGCGCCCCTTGGCATCCAAGAACCCGAGGTCGAAGTAAGCCGTTGCCTTGTCGTCATTCTTCTTTACAACGATGGAAGTCATTGGCGGCTCCTTGAGAAGGTTTGAACAAATGAGCGGGGCGGAGACCGGGGTGTCAATCGTAGGGCTGCAGTCCCTACAAGGTCCTCCGGGCGTTTAAGTCTCGGCTAACCGTTAGGCGCTTATCTTCATTTCCGCCCCGCTCACAGAATTACTCTACCAGACTATCAAAAGGTGTCAAGGCCGAATCTTACTTTGTGAGCGATCAGAGCAAAACAATCAAAATCGGCGTTGCGATGGACGAGCAGGCCGCCCGGCGCACCGAGCGGACCCTCAACGATTTGATGCGGGCAGCCGAGAAGACCGGCTCGGCCTTCGCGGGGCTCCAAAGGAGCATGAATGGCGGGAGCGGGGGCAGCTTCACGGCGAACAAGACCGTTCCGGGTGTGGCCGGCGGACCCGGTAGCCAGTTCGCCGCAAAGACGGCCACAGCTCGGGGAGGCATCTTCGGGAACCTCCTCGGCGTCCAGGACACGGGGGCCATGCGCGGGCTGGTTTCGGGGACTCAGTCGGCATTTTCTTCTATCGGGACCGGCGTCAAGTCGTTCGTAGACCGGGCAATAGGAGATATTGGTCGACTATCGAGGGCAATTGCTGGGCTGGGGGCGGCTGGTGGTGGAGCTGGTGGTGGAGCTGGTGGGGGCGGTGGCGGGGGCGGCAGCAGTGGGGGAACAGGAGGAGGCAGTGGGCGGGGGCGACGGGGGACGGGGGTCATAGGCGGAATCAATGCGGCGAATGCTCTGGTTGGCGGCAACGTTATGGGATTCCTGCAGTCCGGGGCCGGTACTTTGGGTCTGGCTGGGGCAGCTCTCTACGGCGGTTTCAAGCTCGGAGAAACTGTCAATACAGTGGTCTCGGGCGAACGCCAGGCGCGCATCGACTACACCACCGGAGACCCCTTCGCTGTCATGAGCCGCAAGGTGGCCATGGCGCAGCCGTTCCTGCAAATGCACGGAGCTGTCCAAGGCCGTGACGTATCCTCAATGTACGCCTTTCAGCGAGCAATGGCCAACAAGGGATTGCAAAAATCCCTCAACCAGATTGACCTTCGTACCGAGAGAGAGATGCGGGGGATCGGGGCCGGCACGGCAACGTACGGTATAAAAAGCGGTATCAATGCGCTGAGGGGCTACGTACCCTCCCACAATGGCGTCATGGACCTAGTGACCAGAGGGCTCAACCAGACCTGGAATACCCTCAGCGGAGGCATGTGGGGAAAGGCTGTTTCAGCCGGTGGCTCCTATCTCAACAATACTGAGGGAACCACTTCGGAAACCAAATTCGACCTAGAGCGCAAAGCTGCCCTAAACAACGTGGACGCCCAGTCGGCTGCACAGATGTCGGCCGCTATGGCCGCAGAGCGCGCGTTGATGAACCCAGTAATCGCTGACCAAGCCAACAAGATTTACGGTGGGGCGATGGGGCGCGTAGGCGCTATGCGGTCGATGGGAATGTCAGCTGGAGAGGTCACCCGACGGGGGCCTAACGGCCAGACCTATACCACCTCCCGGTTTGAAGAGATGGAGGCCAAGCTCATGAAGGGTGGGTGGACACACGGAGACGCTTCTTCTAACTGGCAACAAACATTGGGAATCGGCGCTGGATATTCCAGGATCACAGGGGGCGGCGGCCCTAATCCAATGCTGGTTTCTGCGGGCATGGCCGGATTCACCAACGCGGCATCTTTGATTCGAGCCGGAGGGGCTATGACTGGTTCTGTGGCTGGAGCTGGGGCGATGTATCGCGCGGCGCAATCTTCTATGGGGACTGGCGGGCTCGACGTTGCAGTAGGAAGAGACCTGTTCGGTGAGGTGGCGTCTTCGGCTGCCGCTTCTGGCAACTACGGGGGCTCGTCGGCCGCACAGAATTACGCTTCTGCAGCTACCGGGTTGATAGGTGGGTCTGGAGCCGATGTTGGCGGCCAGCAGAGAATGGCAGGTCAACTCTCGGGAGGCATGAATGACTTCGGGGCATTCACGTCAGGGGCCAAAGCACCACTTTATAAGGCTACTTCTCTTATGGCTGCTATCGGAGCTATGGGCGGCTACTCTCTTGGGGCTGAAGAGCTTCGGCGCCTCGATCCGAAACAGCTCACCGCCATAGCCCGTGGAGAGAAGGGGGCTGTGTCCCCAGCTCTTGCTTCTTTGGGTATCACCCCAGAAATCGCCGCCAAGTATCTCAAGGCCTCCGGCTCTGCTCCTTTGATGGAGGTGAACGCTTCTCGTGTTGGAGGCTCGGCGGGGGCTGTCGTCGCCGCATACCAAAAGGAAGTATCGACAGGTGGTACTGTTCAGACCATGGTAGAAAAAGCGGTGGGTCCGAGAGGCCATAATGAGAAAGCCTCCGACTACGCCAAGCGACGCTGGGCAAAGGTCCAAGAGATTACTGGACAGCTTGGCGCCGCCGCTCACGCCGCAGGGCTTGCCACTTCACTTGAGAGCGGTGCGGGTATGTTTTTGGGGCAATTTACTCAATCCAAAGGCTGGGCGTCCGCACTCCACGGCAAGGGCGTAGGTGCTGCGGCTCCGACTGGGCTCGAAAAGGAGGCGCTTACAAAAACAGCAGAAGTGGTGGCTGACGACGGCAAGCAGGCTAAGGGCGCAGCTGACATCATCAAGAACGTCGATCCTCTAGCTCTCAGGAAAAAGGCGGCTGGCAGTGTGGCTTTGCTCGGGTCCGAAAGCTATGGGGCTGGTATCAACGGCTCGGTAGGCGCCCTCATCGGGGCGCTACAGGCGTTCGCGAAGGAAATTTCGAAGGACACTGGCCTCCAGAAGGTGAAGTAATGGCCTCCAAAGCTGCGCGCTATGATTTGATTCGGGAGTACCAGGCCTCCCTGAAGGACGACCTCAATGGAGTCAGCGACCAGAGGTACATCTCACTGTCGCCAGCGTGGCTGATCGCTGTCATTCGGTTAGGGAAGCCTATCAGCTTTTCTCGACGCGAGTACAAGAGCGTAGGAGACGTCAAAGAAGGCGCGTTCACCCGGAACGATATCCCCCTGCTGATTGACGAAGACTGCGTCCAGCTGTCGATCAGTAACCCCAAGGGCAGCCACACCAAACACCTGAATGCGACTCTCAAGAACTCTGGCACCAACTACCTAAACCAAGACGTACTGCTGCCAGGCGATTGGGTGATGGCCTGGATGTTCAATAACCGGGAAGACCTGTCTCGCATCAGGCAGCAGGTTTTGGACCGCAAGCCTTGCAACAACTTCACCGACGGACTCAAGTTCGTAGGCCGGGCCCACTCGATTCGCAAGCACATATCTGTGTCAGCCGAGGGCCAACGTGACTCCGGGTTTTCTCTGCAGTGTGTTGGTTTCGAAGAATTGGACAGCAACTTCTTTTATGACATGGCGCTGGCCACCAGCGCTGGCGTAAGCAACGAAATCTCTCTCTTCATGGCCCAACTTGGGCTCGACTTTAGTAAGTGGGCGAACCAGGAAGAACAGGCCGCAGGCGTTCTCAAAGACAACGCTGACCGACTAATTGAGACGATGATTGATACCATTGTCGGCAAGGGCGTGTCTGCAGAGGTCAACGCCCCAATCGAAGAGGGCGCAGCCCGTGCACACGCGCTAGACTCTTCGGCGACCTCGGGATTCTCGGAACTAAAGATAGCTCCACAGGCCAACAAAGAGGCGCCTTACGCCTACCTGGTCCCCCGGGACGTGGGCTCACTTTTGGGCCTCAGCACCATCGAGGCAACGAAGTCCGGCATCTATGGTTACGCCGATATTCTGGAAACGCTCATCGGGGTCCAGAAGTACGACCCGAGCGTCAACAACGCCTCGGGGATCTTCGTGCCCGCCTTGTTCTATCCCGAGGTCACCGGCACACAGTCTCGACGCAGGACCGACATCAAGCTGAAGGGCACCTTCTTGCCCGTCAATCCGTCGTTCGTCAATAGACCTCTGTGGACCTTGCTACAGCAATTCCTAAACGACACCATCAATGAGATGTATACTGCCCTGAAAGTGAACCCTGACGGGGCGGTGGTGCCCACCGTGGTTGTCAGGCAGATTCCTTTCACGACCGAGTCCCTGGTGGAGCGCCCCGAGTTCCCTGTCACGCGGTTTATGGAGCTGCCCAGGTGGGTTGTCTCCCCCACCATGATTTGGAACATTGATGTGGGAAGGTCCAACGCGACACGAGCCAACATGATCCATGTCTACGGAGAGGCCACCACATCGGGGACCTCCATCGGGGACGTCACGACCCAAATGGTCCGCAACCCACCCATTTTTGACAGCACGGATATCCAGCGCTCGGGCATCCACGCCATGATGAAGACTGTGAACTGTGCCCTGGAAGACGCCCAGCGCACCGATGGCGCACGAATCTGGATGGAGGCCATCGCAGACTGGACTTTCGGCTCTCACCTCACCTTGAACGGCTCCGTAAGCCTGGTGGGCATCCAGAGTCCAATAGCCGAAGGCGATAACTGCGAAATTGACGGCATGGTCTACCACATCGAGGAAGTGTCCCACACCTGCTCAGTCGCAGCTGGTGGCCAGAAGCAATTCCGGACTAACCTCCACTTGTCAAACGGCATGCCGGCGAACCAGGACGGCGCCACCGCTGACTTCCCGGTCTACCCCGGATTCACCAACGCGGGCTCTATTCAGGGCTCCAAGAAACACGCCGTGAACGTCGAACATGACACGGGCCAGGGTTTCACGTGGACCGAAGAAGTCCAACAGGAAACCGCTGGCGATGTCGATACCAAGACGGTCGGAGACGACTCGATTCTAGAGTCTCAGGACCCCGGGTTCACTTCGTCTCGGTAATTACAGCAAGCCCTCCTTGAAGGCCTGCTCCAGCTCGTCTCTCGAAAACACAGCGCCGGCAGGCTTACCGGCCAGAAGCTTCATCCGTGCCTGGACAAAGAGGTCATGCTGCCAATCTCTCACGACCGCCTCCAGAAGCGCCAGCTTGGTGGCTAGGGCTTCGGCGTTTTCTTCGCTCAGCACGTTGGCCACTGCCGCCTGCAAGCAATCGGCGTGTGTCACACGGTTTTCTCTTCGAGCCCTGTCCAGGCTGTTATTCTGGATGGTCGCCTGCGTGGCAAACATCCCGCCATTGCGTGTCCCGTTTTCCATCTCAATCCTCCAAGTCTGTGTCCCATCCCGACATATCGGGCAATCTTTTCCTTGGTTCCTCCAGCCGCTTCTTTACCGCCATCGGCGAATAAACAGCGACTGGTTCCGGATGAACGTGATCGTCCATGCCCTCTAATTGCGGGCTGCAGCCACCACCCAGAATCGCCCAACACACCGCAAAAATCAAAGCTTTTTTCATTGATGTCCTCCCGACCGGCAGCGGCCGGGGGAACATGCTCTCGACTTTTGCTAGTGTCGCTCCGTTCCTCCCTTACGGAGGAGATAGTCCGACCCTACTAGCTTAAGCACCAAACGCGGCTTGTCAAGGGTTTCATGTACCCTACGGACTACAACCCCCTCCCGAATGTGACTCCCGCGACCCAGATTCGTCTTGCCATTCTGCAGTGACTCGATAAAGGCCTTGTTGAAGGAGCCCAGGTACATTTCGGGGACCAATGAAAGCCCAGCCTCCCAAACCGCCTCGTTCCGGTCGCGCAGGCTCAACCAGCACTTGTTGACGGTGTCATAAACGTCGAACACCTTCATCCCAAGCCGCGTATCGTACGCAAGGTCCTGGACACCATTGCCATAGATTTCGGCGTAGAAGGCGAGGCCCAGGGGGAGAGCCTTATCGAGCTTCAGCTCGCGCACGGCTCGCCAGTAAACAGAGTTGTCTTCCTTGCGAATGACCTTGTGTGAAGATACCACCAGCTCGCCCTTCTTGCCGACCCGCCCGAATACAAAGTTGGTCCCGTGGATTTTTTCGGTAACCTCCACCAGCTCTCCAGGCTCGAACAGCCCATGGTACTTCCGAAAATTGTCGAGGTCATAGACGGGGAAGGGTCGGGGCTGGGCCTTGCGGCGCTTCTGGGGGAGACCCAGGAAACGGCGGACACGCCAAGCCAAGCGCTCCCAAAACGTCGGTGGCTCCTTTGGCTCGGGGACGAATTCCTCAGGCTCTTCGTACTTGGTGATTTTGAGAGCCTCAGCCAGCCTGACAGACCCCTCCAGGGCCTGGAGGAAGGAACCCCTCACGCTGTCACCGGTCTCCACCCGGGGCCCGATCAGAATCCCCATCGAGAACACGCCGCGAAGCTTCTTGGCCTTGACCCGGTGCTTTCCGCTCTTGAATTCCAGGAAGCTGAGGTGGTTCTTCACCCAGGGCTCGTTCTCGGGGATGACAGCCTCGACCGGGATGTAGATCGCCAGGTCACCCTCCTTGAAGTCGCCAGTACGAAACACGACGGGCTGGCCTTCGACCTCGGTAATCGAAAGGGTGTCAGCGTTAGGATGCTTGGTGATGGCGCCGATTCGGACGCACGGTACGACAAACTCAGACATGGGGACCTTCCTTTACTTCTTGCCGGCAGAAGCCGCCGTCGGGCAGTAGAAGTCACAGAACAAAGTGATGGCCGGAGCGAAAAGGGTCCCGATGAAAATCGCCCCCATGGCCACGTTCCGGGCCGACACCTTATACCCCTCGTGTGGGTCTTGAACGCCGACACACTCTCCATATTCGTTGGAGCTGGTGCAGGCGGAGGTGGACAGGGCGAGAACGAGACTGAGGGCGAGAGCAAGCTTCTTCATGGGATCTCCTTTGGTTTTCGATCTTGGTCGGGATCATGATACATCAGGTTATCGAGTTGTCAAGCGCTCCTCTTCGATAAGCTCGTCGATAATTTGGTTCGAGAGGGCGACCTCATCGTAAAAACGCTCGATCGCCTTCCTGGCCAGCAGGAAGTTTGGGTAAGACTCGGTGTTAATGGCTTCCCACGGGGTCCAGGTGCCGCATACAGCCTCGCAGCGGTCAATCCTCCACCCACCGGCCTCCTTGATGCCACGGACAGCGTGCGTCGCCTTGCCAACCTTGACGAAGCCGAACATGTACTTGTCGGAGCGGGGCTCGAACTTGATGCTTGACATAGACTCATCCTACCATTCTTTTGAGAGTCGTCAAGTACTTTTAGGCGCTCACCCTCCTCCGCACATCAAACCAGGCGATAACCAAAAGGTTTCGTGATTCCTGGTTACCAACGTTTTATGGCACCAAATGCAGGGAGGAGAGCTGGTTGGTGAGGCAGGACTCGAACCTGCGAAGCCGAAGCGCGGGATTTACAGTCACGACCCTTTGCCACTCGGGTCACTCACCAGTAAGGTTAATAGTCGCGCCCGGTACCTTTGGGCGCGTTGAGGTCCGCGAAATCTTGGGCCACCAGGCCGGCAGCGATATGGAGGTCGGCGGCCAGGTCCATCAAGGTCTGGAGGTCGTCTCCGTAGTATTCGTCAGCCGCTTTGACTGCTTGGGCCAAGAGCTTAACAGACTCTTTCATCTTCATGTCGATCATTGGGTGCCTTTCTTAAAAAAATGAATAGACCTGCGTTTTAGCAGTGGGGCTAGCGACTTCCCCTCACTTTCACTTGTACGTTTGGGTTGCTATCCCAGGGTCCTTCTCTGAGGTGCCCGCGCAAGTCTTAGCTCCAGGTCTATTCAAAGGTCCCCGGGGCGAGCGTTAAACTCGCGTCTCCGCGCCCATGCACGGTGTCCTTACTAGACGACCCAGGAAATTGAGTGTTTGTGCTGGCAGGAGTCGAACCTGCAACAATCCGCCAATAAGGCGGTCGTTTTGCCAGTTGAAACTACAACACAAACATCGGGGACCCGGCAGGATTCGACCCTGCACCTCAGGCCTTAACGGCTTGAGTTCTACCATTAAACTACGGGTCCCGTAACTCAGTAACGATAAGAGCTGCTATCAAAGGCCACAGCAGCCACCTGGACTTCGCTCGTTAGTCTATCAACCTGATCTTGAAGCTCGCGGATTTGAGCCCGCATGGTATCCAAAAGTGGAACTACAGCCGCCAGAGCGGTCGAACCAGCGGGGGCAAAGCTGGCGACACAGTCGCTGCACCAATACCGGTTCACTCCGTCAGAGTCTTGCCGGACGACATAACAATCCGCGTCGGGTGGTGTTCTGTAGACGTACACCTGCTTCCCACAAAGCCCGTGACTCACAGCGGCCTCCAGCAAGCGTGGCAGTCGTGGAGGCCCATACGGCGGGCCAGCTCGAAGCCCACGGCCGCCAGCTCGTCGTGATAGAAGCCCAGCTTCGGGGTGTGATACCCTGCTGCGTTCAAGCGCTCCTGGATGTGGATGACCTCCAAGAGGTCCTTGCGGACGTACAGGAGGGAATCGGTCGACATCTTCTTGGCAGACTCTTGAGTGATTGGCATAAGAGAATGATACCTCGTGTTTTGAGACTGTCAAATTTATTCTTCGGTGGCTTCTGCAACGTCAACTTCCGCAATCAGAAAAGCCCGGCGCGCGGCTTCGTTTTGGGTAAGGACCCCCAAAAACCCTGGATCATCCTCGGCGAAGACATAGTCAAACGGCGAAGAGACGATCGTCCTTATAAACTCTTCCCCGGCGTCCTTGACCCAAGCCAGGGCAAGAACGGGAATGGAATGCACCTCGCCATCTTCACGGAAGAAGGCTTCGAGACCGGCTGGGGGCGGAAGAAGCTGTTGGATTCTGTTTGCCATTTTATACCCTTGCGTAGCGGGGGCCCGAATAAAAACACACGCATCTTACCAACCCGGTGGCCAATCCAGGGCAAGCGGTCCTCCGGCCGGAGGACCTTTGCGGCGTGTCTGCATCTTGACCCGGTTTTGTGCCGGATCGAAAGTGGAGATGTGGGGAGTCGAACCCCAGTGTTGAAGAGCTACAAACTTGCTACTACGTGTGTTTCTCGCGCTTTATTTTCGTCACCCGGGACCCCACGAGAAGGAGCCTGGACGCTTTGTCCGCCTATTCTCGCCCCAATCATGGCAGACAGGTTCTTGGGGCATATCCCTGTGAATGACCAATCCCTAGAGTACGGGCACCCTCTAGTTCATGGGCTCGGCGGTTCTTTAGGCCGCGAGAGCGAACGACTGCTCGTTAGCAGGTATTACTTTGTCCGTTTTTACGAGGCCTCGGACACCTCGACACGCAACTCATTTTTCACTTACTTCAGTCGAAACCAGTTCATCCCCGTACATACTGGGTACCGGGCTGCTCCAGCACCAGAAAACAGCCCGGTACCACTCTCAAAATTTCCACAAATTTACCTGATACCAAAAGGTTTGAAGGTATGGGCCAGGCCCTCTGCGCTTACATCTCTTCCCTCCTTGTGCACTAGACTCTTCGTCTGGAGAAAGAGATTAGCACGCCCATAGGGGTTGTCAAATAAAATCAAACGAGTCTCCACTTCACCTTCCCGATATCCCAAACCCGGGCAAACCCATTGCGTTCAGTACACTCCCGTTCCGTCTCGCCCTTGTTCAACAAACCCTTCGCTCTAAGGCCGTCTTTCCGAAAACCAAACCGATGGTAGCGCTTTGTTCCCTTAAAGTACCAATACCTGGGAGGAACCGCTCCGACCTTTTGAAAACCCGTAGCTTCATAAAGCCTGCCATTGCTAAACCGTAGATCGGAAAACGTAAAGACAGGCTCGGGATGGGCCCTCCGGAAGGCGGCGATCAGCCTGCTCAACCCCCCAACCACCGCGTTTTCGCCAACACAGTATCTCGTCAGATTCCATTCTCCTGATTTATGGGCCACAAAGGTCGCAGCGGCCACAGCGATTCCCTGGTGGACCAACCGTAGAGTGGTCCCCGCCGGGCCAGCCCCCTGAATATGGTTTTTGTCTATGAAATCTGTGCCCCCGGATTGAATTTCACACTTCCTAGCTCCAATTTTGGGCTTGACACCCAGAATGCCCTTTATGAATCCCTCCACCGCGCTTCGCCGCTCCCTCCATTCGTCCTCGAAGAGGAACAAGGAACTGGGGATTCCGGCAGCAACAAGTAAGGCGTGTTTCTGCTGCATGGTCACCTTCTCTTTACCCTCCTGGTGCCAATACATCCCATTCAATTCAATCGCTAGCTTACCTGGAACAAAAACGTCGATTTCGTAAGGTGCGATCACTTTCCTGGTGTTGTGGACTGTGTCTGGGGCCACGTTTTTTACGAAGTCAAATAATTCAAGCTCTATGCCGGATTTGGTGCAGCCGCAATAGAGGGTGCGGCGCAGGGCTATGTACTGTGCGGTCGTTGTGAATTCTCTCCCACACTTACAAAGGCAAACACAGGGCCAGCGGGTATGGACCTTGTCCGGGATGGGCTCCTTCAGTTTCCCACCGACGGAAGCAAGGACCTCTCCGACCTGACCCGAGGTAAGGGAGTATCGATTTACAGAACTGGCCTTTTGTGCGGCAGTGTATTTGCCGCGTTTGGCGATGCCGCTCGCGATCGCTCCACTTACAAACGCGCACCCACACGAAGTCGTGTTCCCCGAGAGAACGGCCTTGAGGGTGCAGGTCTGTCCAAATTCATTGCTACAGCGACACCGAAAGCGCCATGCACCGGGTTTTGTGACCTTGGTTAAGGGGTCCTCTGGAGATACCTCTGACACGAGGACAACCTGCCGCTCCGCAAGCACTCCCGAGATGTCGGCCCAGGTGCGTTTGGAGGGATTCGCCCGAGCGGCGACCTGTTTCTGTAGACAGCCGCAAGACTGAGTCACACCATACCAAACGGCGCGGGATTTGGCTTCAAAATAGGAACCGCACAGCGGACAGGTTAGCCCGACGACCGCTTGCGTATTGAACTTTTTACCACCGAAAGTTGGGGCGAACTTCGAGCATCTCTGCTGGAATTCTTCCCAAGTTATCGGCCGAGACATATAGGAACTATATCAGATGTTAGGCGGGCACTCAAGGCAAACCTGCATCCCAACGTTCTGAAATGTTCCTAATCTTCTTAAACTGTGATTGGAGGCCGCTAATTACTTGAAATAGTTACGGAAGATTGGCCGCAGTCGGGTGCTCATCATTGATAACCGACTCGTCGTCCACAAGGAGCCCTACGTATGAGAACGTAGCCTCGGAAAGCTGGCGAGCCGCGAAACCGCCCGAGCCCGAGGTGGGTCGAACGTTTCGGATTTTGGCGATACGGGGCTCCTGGCCAAGGGCCTCGGCCTGGCGGTCGATGATAACCATCTCCAGGTACTCGTGCAGCAAGAGGTCCTGCACCCGGGGCACCCGTCCGTCGGTGTGCCAGCCGTGACCAATAACGCGCCAGCCAGAGCAGGTGATCTGCACGACGTCGACCGAGGTGTAGTCAATCTCTGCCGCCGAATAGCGACCGAGGATGAATGCAGGCGAAACCTCGTACGTCACGCCATAGCTGACGTTCGAAAAAAGGCCAATTACCTTGGCTTCTCCGGTGTTCGGGTCTACCATCGCAACCTTGGCGCGAGCGCCACTCATTACTTTCGGAGCGGCCATTAGCTGTTCACCTTGCTATTGTACATGGACAAAAGATTATGACTGTGTCCTTTGTTCTTGACGGCTCTCAAAACAAATGCTAGGCTGCCCTCAAATGGCAAAATTCCCTCTCAAATGGCACAAAGAAGTCCACAAGCTCTCCGAAAACTGGGTACAGGTCAACAAACGGGACCTGGAGGTGTATATCGCCACCAAAAGCGCGGAAATAGAAGGCGCCGAACGTAAAAATGCGCGCCACGCTGCGCAAATCGCTCGGGCGGAAGCGGAGGGCATCGAGGAATTTGATAGAGACAATTTTCTGCCGGTCACCAAGAGCATGGCCCGGCGCCTGAAAGCTCAAAAAGTTCTTGACCAAGTTTGATAGTCTGGTAGAGTAATTCTTGTCCCGAACGCAAACCCCTTCTAGGAGAACCCCATGAGCGCGAACCTCGACAAAGTCATCGACCGCATCCGCAAGCTTCTGGCCCTGGCCTCTTCGGCCAACGAGAACGAGGCCCAGGCTGCCGCTGCCGCTGCCGCCAAGCTTCAGGAAGAGTACCAGATCGAAGCCGCCCAGATCGAGCTGGAGACGGGCGAAGGCATCGACGACGACATCGTCGCGGACGCCTGGGAGGCGGAGGGGGCGAACCGATCCCGGTGGGAGGACGCCATCCTCCTCGGCTTGTGCAAGCTGCACAACGTCAAGGTGTTTGTCACCAAGAAGCGCACCCTGGCCGGCAAGAAGGTCGCTGTCTCGAACCTGTTCGGGCGGACCTCGTCCATCCAGACCGTCAAGTACACCCTTGCCTTCCTGACGAATATCGGCGAGCGCCTGTCCCGCGAGGGGTACGCGGCTTACCTGCGGAACGCCTCGACCCTCGGCTACATCGAAAACGGGAAGGCTTGGGGCAACAGCTTCCGCGTCGGCTTCGGGCACCGCGTCCACCAGCGGCTGTGCGAGCTGGAGAACGCGAATCGGAAATACCGAGAGCAGGGCATCAACAACGGCAACCAGGCCCTGGTGATCGTCGCCAAGAACGACCTGGCCGTGCGCGACGCTTACGCGGCGTACCTGCGTGACGGGAAGATCAAGCTGCGCACGAGCAGCGCTACTGGCCGAGTCAGCAATGGCAACGGCTACGCTGCGGGCCAGGCTGCCGGTAGCGGCGTCAACCTCTCCGGCGGTGGCCGGGGACAGCTGGGCGCGGGCCCGGGGCTGCTCCGATGAAGCCCGACAATGAGGCCATGGCCAGGTCCTTCGGGCTCCTGCTGCAGCTGCAGGAGCTGGTGGCGGAGTACCTGGTGGCGACCGACACCAGGAAGAAGGACGTGGATTACATCCTCGGCAAGCCTAAAGGATGGACTAAGCGGCTCTTGCGAGAGTCCGAGCCCTCGAAGGTCAGCGTGGAGGATATCGCAAAGGTCTTCTGGGTCCTCGGGCTTCGGCTTGACATCAAGGTCAGTCTGGGCCATGAATAGAGACCAGGCGCTGTTCCTTTTCTGGCTGCCCCTGATTTTGGCGGGGGTGATGGTCGACCGCTTCATCAATGGGCCAGAGGAACCTGGGACTGTGAGGGAAACCCTGGAGCGACACTATCGATACCTTGGCGAGCGAGACAAAAAGGAATAGTGTGAAGCCCTGGGTCAAAAACGTGGCCGTCAAACTGGCAGCCACCTCGTCCTATCCCAGGTACCAGCACGGGGCTGCGATTGAACGCGGCGGCAATATCCTAGCACTGGGCGTGAATAGCGCCAAACCTCACAGGCTCAATACGGCGCGCTCTACGACCCATGCCGAGGAGCACGCACTAAAGCTCGCTGGAGAGGCCGCATCAGGGGCCAGCCTGTACGTTGCGCGGGTCACGAAGGGCAAAATAGCCCACAGTAGACCCTGCGAAGAGTGCCAAGCGCTGATTCGGGAAGCTGGAGTGCGACGAGTGTATTACTCAATCGACGCCCAGACTTGGGCAGAATTCGAACTCTAAAAGAGACGCCCCCAGCGTGAGCCAGGGGCGTCGGGCAAGGGATGCTATCCCAGGCGGGGTTAGGCCTTTAGAATCCCAACGTTCTTGAGAGCCAACACGACGTCGCCGATGCGGTAGGCCGTGGTGCCGGTGTTGCCGGTGAAGGTTGAGTCGTTGAACACAGCGCCCGTCGAACCGGCGGTAAAACCAGCCGAGGTGCCCGTGGTCGATTGCTGGCCTACCGGGTTGACGCCCCAAAAGGCAATCAGGTCGGTGGTAGCGCCGCCCAGCTTGATGCTGGTGCCGTCGACAGTGAAGAACTCCTGGTCCTTGGCTCCATAATTTCGCGGACGCCCGCGAACCTCGAAGATATCGCCTTCCGAAGCAATGATACGTGGCATGTTTCTTGATTTTCCTTTACGTTAGTGGTTGGTGATAGAAAGATTACCCCGCCGAACTTACGACAGGGGTGGCCAAGAAATTGATAGTGATGAAGTAGATCGCGCCTGCCAGCTTGATTTCGACCGAGCAAGCCATGGCGGGCCCACTGATCTTGATGACCGGCTTCCTGTAGCCCTTGGGAGCGTCATCAGACGCCGCCAGGAGTTTCAGCCGCTTCAAGTCAGACAGAATCCCCTCAAACGCCGTCAAAGCGATAGAGGCAGAGATGTCCGCTACGGACTGACCCACAAACATCCCCTCCATGCGAGTCTGGCAGGTGGTGTTTACCTGGTCAGCGTCATACATGGCCTGGATGCTGTTGTACACGAAATTGTTGTCCTTCGTGTAGGTGGTCTGGTCCGAAACCCAGCGGTACCCACCCGTGATATCCCGAACGATAGGACAAAGACCGTAGGTCAGGGCTGCCTCGGCACTCGAATCGAGCTGGTCATTGTAGTCGCCGGCAGCCTGGAGGGCTCCCGAGATGTCGATGAACTTGGACACGATAGCCCGGTAGAACCCAGCAGCCTGCATCCCGGCCGCCTTGACGGCCGCCATCCAAGGCTGGAACTGGACGATGGTGCCGACCGAGTTTACCTGCTTGATGTCCTGGAAGAACATCGCGCATCGGCTGGAGGCCATATTGCCGGCCTTTGTCTGGGCGTCCTTGAAGGTTCCCCGATACGACAGGAAGGCCTGCCGAGGGCGACGGCGCTTGAGCTGGCTCATCTTAAGCACATGGGAGCGAGCCAGGGCATGAACCGCGTCAATGGTGTAGGTCGAGGACGAATCAGTCGTACCGGCCGCAATGTCCAGCGTAGCGTCCCTGGAGAACAGTGGCACCACGAAATTCCCTCGGACGCCCTCCAGAGCCGTAAAGGCTGCGGACACGTCTGCGGCGAGCGTAGGGCCCTTGGCGCCACCAGCGAGGAAGGCCATGCTGTTGACGTCCGGAAGGCCCGAGGGCTGGATTGCAGGGGAAATCGCGCCCACGGTCACCAAAGTGCTGCCCGCATTCACGTCACGCTGGAAGTTCACGCCGTCAGCCTTGATACGGCCGGGACCGCTAACGGTGTTGACGAAGGTGGCTCCGATGCCCACCGCAGTTACCTGGTCGAGGTCGAGCGGCGAGGCTTGACCCAAAGACACGGACCCAGGGGCCGCAAAATACAGCGACTGGGTGTTGATGTAGGCCACCAGGTCATTGATAGTGGCGTAGTCCGACAGGCGAATGCTCAGGTTCGTGCCACCCGAAGAAATCGAGGTGGTGAGGAAGCCATTGGAGACCGTGGCGGTCGCAGTCGGCACCATAGATCCACCGTTGAACCCCAGGGTCAGATAAATGTCTCCGCCCGTGATGACATCCTGGGAGAGGCTATCGCTCTGTCGAGCGACATTGATATCAACAGCCTGCTCGGCCGTAGAGGTGATAATTTTCCCCGCGCCAGCAACAGAAATCATGGGGCTGGTGGAAGCAGGAGGAGTGGAAGAGGCTCCGCTGAACACGAAGCAGAGGCCTGAAACCGAGGTGACTGGAGACGTGTTCCCGTTCGAAATTTCCAGCGACTTGCCCACGCCCTGGATAGCCGCGCCGGCTTCCAGAGTGATAACGAGCGGCGAGAACGCCTGGATGTCCGTAGTGGCGGCAATCGTCTGTCCAGCCTGAGTGGTAGGAGCAGAAAGAACAGTTCCCGCGCCGGCAGCATCCAGCAGCTTATAAGCATCAATCCGAGTGCTGGTGGCAGCCGTAACAACGTACGTTCCCTCGTTGTTGGCAGTCAGCGGGCTGGTGGAGGGCAGATACAGGATATCGCCCACCGTAGGAACGTTTACGAAAGTATTGCCAGCGACAGTAAAGTGAACTTGATTACCGGAGTCCACGGTGATGGCCAAGGTACCAGCCGCAGAGGTCAAGATAGAGCGATTGACGCCTCCCGTACAGGCTACCCCGGCGAGAGCATCAATAGCCGTCTTCATCGCCGAAGGCAGCATGCCAACCGTCAAAGTCGCGCTTACCGGCACGCCACCGTTAACACCGAACAACGGGTTGGCAGTCACCTGCGGAGGGCAGATGATGAGGGGGCCCGTGGTCGGGAGAGATTCGGCAGTAGAGATGGTCGTGGTGTAGCTGATAAAATTGCCCGTGCGACCATTGCTGGCGTCCAGTAGGTAAGCATAAGGAGACGCACCCGGAGCGAGCAAAGTAGCCTTCGCGCGGGTCGGGGTGTTGGTCTTTACGGCAATGATACTGCTGAAGCTCCCCGAGATGTTGGGATCGTTGGCAGCCGAGGCGGCGCCACGAAAGGCGTCCACGAGCGGGCCCGAGCCATACTTCTTGGTGAAGTCTACGATCTGGTCGGGGCCGAAAGCGTTCAGAGAGAGGTCGGACTCGTCGCTGAATCGAGGACCCGAATCAGACTCGCCAACAAGGAGAATAACCCCCGAGGTGCCGAGGTTGGTCGGGTTGTTCTGGACCTGAACTTGTCCATATGCGCCAGGTACAATCAGTACCCCATTGTCGGTAACATCTTGCTGTGCCATGAAAAGTTCTCCTTAGGGCTTGAATGATGGTTTGGGAGCGGAACCTGGAAGAGCGGTAGAGGGCACGCCGGCCTTCACACCTGGAAGCTTGGGGGTCTTGGGGGCTGCCGGAGGGGCAGCAGCAGGAGCGGCCACAGCGGCAGCGCCAGGGGCCTTGGGCATCGCAGGCTTTGAGGCTGGTAGACCGGCCTTATCGAGGCCAGGCATCGACATCGCATCGTTGCCGGTGCCTCCGCCCATGCCCATTTCGTCCTTCTGGGTGCGCTGCCATGGACGCCTGAGAGCCTGCCCCTGCACGCGCTTGGTCTCGGCGGCATATACGTCACGCCGGCCCTGTACGGCCTTCTTGGCAGGCTTAGGGTCGACGACCTCTTTAGAGGGTTCCTTCTCTGCAGGCTTGGGATCGACGACCTCTTTAGAGGGCTCCTTCTCTGCCAAAGCCATACGGGTGCCCATTGCGCGGGTGGCACCAGCGAGAGATGAATGCTCGCTAGGAGCCGACCATCCCTTGTTGCCGATGCCCTTGAACTTAGCAATCAGCCCCGAGAGGAAGCCTACACCAGCAGCGTGCTTGTCGGCCTTGAGCTGTGCAGCCTCGTCCACCTTGGGCTTCATTGTGCCCTGGTCGGGATGAGAGGGCTTGCGGAGGAAGCCGCCGGTCGGGATAGGCGCCGAGGTAGGCATGGCCGGGCTTGGCGGAGCACTGCGCTTAGGCGGAGCGGTGATGCCCGGAAGGCGTGGGCCAGGGGACTGGGTGTGGTCCACGCTCATCTGGGCATAGTCGGCCTTGATAATGCGCTTGCCGTTACAAACAGCATCCGACTCGGGCTTATCGTGGGTCACAAGCTCACCGTCCTGGCGAACCTTCGCGTGTGCTCCACAGAGAGAACACTTCTTGGTCTTTGGGCCGGTATCTTTCTTCTCTGCCTTCTTTGTCACCTTGCCGCCCGAACCCTCTGCTTCAATTACCTTCTCTTTCTTGTCGTCGGGAAGTACGGCGCCCTTGGTGGGCTTCTCGGTAGCAGACTCAACCTCGGCGATCTCCTTCGAGGCAGGTTTTTCTTCCTTGCGGACGCTGTTGTCAACCGACTGCTTGTTTTCCTCAACAGGGGTACTAGCCATGATGCCGCAAGTATGACAAGCGAAGTGATCTCGATTGCCGAGAGAGCCGATGTGGGCATATCTTTCGGACTCGCCACATCCCGGGCACTGGCGACCCAAAGCCTGGCTGTCAGTCTCGGTTTCGGGATTGCCAAACTCGTCCTTCTTAAACTTGTCCTTAATCATGCCAGCCACATGCTGAATAGCCGGCTTGGCAGTAGCCAAAGCCACACCCACGCCGTGAGCAACGGCGGACATGTCGGCTTTCTTGAGAGCGACAGCCGCTTCCTTGGCCAGGACAAACTTTACCTCTTGCTCATGCTTATCCAGAGCTGCACCCAGCGCCTTAGCGAGGCCTTGAGTGATATCTTTGCGAGTGGGTGAATTGTCCATTTTTTGTCTTTCAATAGATTGGGTTTGGAGTTGTGGATACAAATTGTGTTTCTTGATCCCCACAGGCAAGGGAGTAGCGCTGTTCAAAGGCGCTTTGTAAAGCTTGTTCTCATCGAAATGCAGCCGCACATAGTCAGGGCGCTCTTGGTTGCCAATACTGGTGTAGTAATCCTCTGGCGGCTGGGTCGGATGGTACCCATAGACAGGCAGGCTAGGATGAAAACTCCCGTCCTTGTCTCCATTAGAGTAAAGCATCTCTGCGTGCTTGTGGCCGCGTCCGAAAACTACTGACTCTTGCCCATAAGCCTTCGCCAGCCCATACATCTGCTCGCGAGTAGGATTCCGCACCGTAAAGCCAGATTCGGGCGCTCCATAATGGCCCTGGTGTTTTTGGTACTGCAAACCTAACTGCTGCAGATTCCGCTCTAAAGACGGATTACCTCCCTGAGCCTGCACGGGAAACCTGGGGTTCTCGGCAGTGATCAGCCCGAACGTGCCCGAAGGGTCGAAAATGGGATGACTCCGAAGCTCGGGTAGAGGCTCGGAGTAAGTGGGCATGTCCTGTGGCATGTGGTACCAAGATTACGCCACAGTGCCGGCCGGCAGAGCGCCAATCGAAGACAGGTATGTTTCTATCGACTTGTTCTTCGCATTGATACCGTTGCCGGAAATGGCGGCCACCAAGTCCGTAAACCCGGTCGGAGTCTGAAGCCCGAAGTATTCAATAATATCCCCATACCCCAAAGGCGAAGCCTTCCCGCGAATGCCGGTTGAAGCTCCGTCTTGGATCGTTAGCTGATACGTGGACGCCCAAGGGAGGGCCCCTACGCCCTGAACCGCTACTGTCACCAGGGCTGTATTGGTATCGCCGTTTAGATCGACGACGGCCACGCGCATTTTGTTTAGGTTTGGAACAGGGATGTTGACCGTAAGGTTGAGCATTGACCTCCTTTAAGTGGTGAACGAACGATTAAAAAAGGCTCCAAGTGCTTCCGTCATAAACTAGCATATAAGGGCTACCCAACACTGGCACAACTGGCGAGCCAGTCTTAGTCTTGATGCCTCCCGCCGACGCCGAGTGACCCAACGTGATAGAAGCAGAGTTGGGAATCAACACGATAATCGAGCCCGATTGCCAGCCCGTAGTGGTGATAGCCGTAACGGGTGTCGTGCCGCTTAGAACAAAAACATTCCCGTCGTTGCCGAGGGTGATGGTCGCGGCGCTGGCGACGGTCGCGCCCTTGCCCTGCTGGTGGCGCGTGTTGTGCTGAAGCCCGTTGGCGTTGACGTGGAATTGCTGAGTGGTCGCCGACGCGAAGCCGATGTCACCAGCGCCGATGCGCCACATTCCCGTGCCGGTGTCAGCGTTGAACGAATAGGACGGGGTGGTGTTGCCGCCGCCGGCGTTTGCCAGGATCGAGGCGTTAAAGACCAACGTGGTCCCCGACACCTGCATCAGTACGGTGCCGCCGGTCTGGAGTCCGACAGCGGTCGTGGTCGCCTTGCCCATCCAGACCGAGACGTTGTTGACCGATAGGACCTGCCAGTTTCCGCCGCCGAGAGAGATGATCTCGGCCGAGTCTCCGATGTCCAGGAGGATGCCCTGGGCGCCGCCTGGACAGAGAAGGGACGTGGAATTGTGAGTGAAACCGACGGATGACGCGGTGGTGTTCCGAAGTGTCACCCGCCGCCCGTTGGTGACCGTTCCGAAAGAGGTGATGTTGACGGCACCGGCACCGGTGAGCAGGACGTATCCGCCCGAGACGGTCGAGAG